TACGGAGTGTGCCTCTAATGGAGAACCAGAAGCCAACCGAATCGCCGGCAAGCAGCAGTGATCGTGTCCGCCGTTACCGCGAAAGGAAACGCAAAGGTAACGAACTTGCAACGCAGCGGATCAGCGCGTCTGCAATTCGTCTGGCGCTTGAGGAACCAGTCGAGCGTGTCCATTACCCTATCCGCATCCCCGTGATACCGAAGGGCGTAGTACCGCATGGGGTCACGCCACAAGTAGCAATGGACTCAGAACCAGCCTATGAGTGCGCACGGCTGGCAATGGACGCTGGGCCTCAGTTTGGCTCCCAACTCTATGCATACAGCAATGTTGAAGGCTTCCCCGGCTATCCATACCTGATGCTCTTGGCTTTGCGCTCGGAATACCGCAACATGGCAACGGCGCTGGCTACCGAACTGACGCGCAAGTGGATTAAATTCAACAGCACAGATACCGAGGATGAATCTACCAAAAAGAAGATTACCGAGATTGAGCAGGCGTTCACCGCGCTTGGAATCCAGGGCATCATTCGCAAGGCTGCTGAGCACGATGCGTTCTGCGGCACCGGCCAGATTCTCATCAACATCAAGGGAGCAGACCTAAAGACGCCGCTCATCATCGACCCGCGCACGGTCAAGAAAGACAGCCTGATTGGATTCAAGAACGTCGATCCGATCTGGACCACGCCGCTGATGTACAACTCGCTGACGCCCTCCAGCCCAAACTTCTACAGGCCGGATAGCTGGTGGGTAATGGGTGAGCATTGGGACGAATCGCGGATAATCGTCACTGTCACCCGCGAAGTGCCCGACATCTTCAAGCCCGCATTCAACTTCTCAGGGATAAGCCTTTCGCAGCTTGCGGAGCCTTATGTCAATAACTGGCTGCGGACCAGGCAGAGCGTTTCAGACCTCATCAACAACTTCTCTGTCCTTGTGCTCAAGACAGCTATGGACCAGGTGCTTACCGGCGGGGACGATGGCTCAAACCTGTTTTCCCGAATCAAGCTGTTCACGGCCACGCGCAGCAATAAGGGCGTCATGGTGCTGGACAAGGACCGCGAGGAGCTTGAGCAGATCGCCGTTCCCTTGGGTGGATTGCATGAGCTTCAATCTCAGGCGCTTGAGCAGCTTTGCGTGGTATCGCGGGAACCTGCAACCGTTCTAACAGGCATCACACCATCGGGATTCGGCAACGTGGCTGAGGGCGAGGTCCGCATCTGGTACGACTATATCCACGCCCAGCAAGAGGCACACTGGCGCAACGCGATTGACAAGATGTTCAAGATCGTCCAGATGTCGATGTACGGGGAGATTGACCCTGAAATCACGTTTGAGTTCGTGCCGCTGTACGAAATGACAGAAGAGCAGGAATCGACCATCCGCGTCAATGACAGCATCCGGGCCGGGAACCTGATAGACCGTGGAGTGATCGACGCGCAAGAAGAGCGCGAACGGCTGGCGCGTGATCCAGAGTCGGGCTACCAAGGAATAGACATCACAAAGGAGATTGCGCCGCCGGACGAAGCGGAAGAGCAAGCGCAACTTGGAAGGGGAACAGACTCGGCGCTGGGATACGATGCTGACTTTGTGGAGAGTGAGCATCCGCGTGATGAAGGTGGAGAATTTACCGATAAGACAGGAGGAGAGACAAGCACTTCCGTGCTTAAAGACTCTTCAGTTCCGAAAAAGAAGAACGTCGCGCAATTAAGAGATTTGATTGAATCACATAAAGGCGAAGATATTTTTGTAAGATCGTCCTCTGGTCCTTCATACGATAGAAAACAAGGTCGTTCGATGGATTACCAGACGCATACTTTTCACAATGGACTATCTGCCGTCAAGATAGACCCTGAATGGCTTAACAAAACTGACGGAGAACTTCTCAGCCGATTGGCGGAATATGGCCATCGCCCCCCCGTAAAAGGAAAAGAACAAAAGCTCTGGATTTACAAAGCCAAGCAGACAGGAACTGACAGTGATGGATATGAGTCTATTACAGATATAGAACCCATTGGCGTTATCGATAACGCGCTTGTTCGGTACGCTCCTTTAATGAAAGCCCAAAGCAATGTGGCTCATTACGAAAAAGAGGTAGCTAAGGCGAAGTCCCTTGAGGGTAAAGACCCTCTATGGGAAGCAACTCATTACCAAGCTCAAAGGAACCTGAAAGAAGCACAAAGAGACCTCGATAAATGGGAAAATGTATATCACATTCAAAGGGGAACAGACTCAGCTTTGGGATATGACGCTGAATTCAATGAGTCAGACCATCCACGCGATGAATCAGGAGAGTTTACAGAAGGAGAAGCATGGGTTCCGACGGGCGGGACAGAAACAACCAAGCCTATAGTCGGAGAATCTCGTAACCCTGGAGGATTGCAAGGAAGATTCGATCCAAGCAGCGGAGGAACTCTGTTTCACGGGACAGGTAAGGTAAACAAGTTTCGCAAAGGTTCTTATGCCTATCTGACAACTGAATACGACCAAGCTCGCGGGTTTGCTTTGAATGTTCATCGTTTTGGAGAAGCTCCAAAGAAATCAGCCGCAGTGATGCACTATCAGGCCCAACCAGGCAAGACGGTGAATATCGATGATGATATCATGGAAATGCTGATGAATGGAGGAGACGAAGACGAAGCGGCCATAATGCAAGCTGCCCGTGAGAGAGGGGCACGGTACGCCGTTCACTCACATCCGTCTGGAGTGGAAGGGAAAGAGGATGGTTTTGATGCGATAGTTTCTCTATATCCTGATGAGGACTTGAAATCGAAGGGTGGTTATAGTGTTGGGCCTAAAGCAAAAACTGGAAGGGGAACCGCATGAGTCATCCGCCTATTTTATGGAGGGAACCAAGACAGTTAACACGGCTGGAAGTAGTGGACATTCACCTGATTGTCAAAGCGACACACACCATGCTAGGCTTGCCGCCGAAGAGTGAACCATGCAAGCCAGCAAAGTGAAGGCAATCCGCGCGATCTGGCCGAACGCTGGTATCCGGCAGCGGTATCAGCGGCGCATGGTTGCTCTCATTCGTGAGATGGCCGATTCTGTGGAGTATTGGCTCCAGGCCCAGCGCAGGGCGGCGCCGCCGGTATTGGCGTCCGACTCAACTCCCGCAGAGCAGATGCAGTTCGAGTTTAGAAAGCTGGCGGAACGCTGGCAGGGCAAGTTTGACGAAATGGCTCCCAAAGTTGCCGACTCATTCCTCAAGAACCAATTCAGGGGCACCAGTGCGGCAATGCGTATGGCTCTACGCGAGGCCGGCTGGTCTATCGAGTTCACCATGACCACAGCCATGCGCGATGCGTTCGAGGCGTCACTTGCGGAGAATGTGGGGTTAATCAAGTCGATACCCTCTCAGTATTTGCAGGAGGTCGAGGGGATCGTGATGCGCAACTATGCGGCTGGGCGCGATCTCAAGTCAATGGCAGCGGAGATTCGGGCGCGTTACCACGTCGCGGCGAATCGGGCTGTGCTGATCAGCCGGGACCAAAGCAACAAAGCCTCAGCGGTTGTGCTGCGGGCGCGTCAGACTGAACTCGGAATCGTAGAAGCGCAGTGGCTCCACTCTCATGCAGGGAAGACGCCCAGGCCCACGCACGTTGCCATGAACGGCAAGAGGTATCTGATCAGTAAAGGGATGTGGGATTCGGCGGTACAGAAGTGGATATATCCTAGCGAATTGATCGGGTGTCGCTGCCAAGGGCGGTCTGTGCTGCCATTTACTCCGGCTGAGAAACCTTTGGAACCAGCACAACCTCGTACCGGCCCGTGACGCTTTCGATGGCAACCAGACGAAGGTGATGCTCGGCCAGCACTTCCAGTAGCGCCGCCTCGTCTTTCGACTGCGCATCCAATTTTAGGCCGCAAGCCAGGTTTCGCGTCTTGTCACGCACCACTTCAAGTTTCATGCTGCTCCCTTATGCTTCTGTTTCGCCCGCCACTCCCGCAAGTACCTGGACTGGCAGATAGGGCAGCGTTGGCGCTTCTTGCTCGTTTTGAGCAGGTGTCCGTTGATACAGCGGATTCGACGTAATGGTGGCATGACCAAACAGTACACGTCTTGCCTTTCGATTGTCAAGAGCGGTATTGCACTCTCCGTTTCATAGTGCAAGGCTTGAATTCGAGACAGCTATGGAGATCGCTTGCGACTCGTCATTAAAGAATCGGCACTACGAGGAGAACGGGCAGTTGCGTATCGAACGCACGCCCATCTCCAAGGCGACGGTCAATCCCTATTACGGACGCGAAATCCCCAAAGCGGAAGAACTCGGCCTGACGCCGGACAGGAAGTACTACCTGCTGCGCGATCCGGGCGAGCTTGCGAAAGCGGCTCCATCCTTCAAAACAAAACAGTTGATGTTCAAACACATCGCAGTGAGCGCGGACGATCCCAAGCATCTCAGCATCGCGGGAACAATCGGCTCGGATGTGGAGTTTGTTGCCCCGTACCTGATGGCGGATATGTGCGTCTGGGACGTGGAAGCAATAGCGGGAATCGAGACGGATACCGTGCGGGAACTGTCATGTTCCTACAGTTACCGTGCCGACATGACGCCGGGGATGTACGAGGGGCAGCGGTACGACGGGGTGATGCGCGATATTCAAGGCAATCACGTTGCGTTGGTTAAATCAGGCCGCGCCGGATCAGATGTGATGGCGGCGGACAACGAATTGGAGAAGAAGATGGAAACGAAATTCGGCAAAGCTCTTTACGCAATTCTCTGTGCTGCATCGCCCAAGCTGGCAGCGGACGCCGCTCTCAAGCCTTTGGTGATCGGCCTGACGCGCAAGCAATGCGATCTGCGGGCGCTTGAACCCAAATTGCTCGCCATGGACGCCGAGCTTCGCAAGCCTGAGACCCTGGCCGCGATGCAAGCTGCCAAGGACGCGGAATCCGAAGAGGAAACCGAGGCCGAAAAGAAGGCTCGCGAGGCCAAAGAAAAGGAAGCCAAGGACAAGAAGGCTAAAGACGGCAAGACGGCCAAGGACTTGTCTTTCGAGGAGTGGGCGAAGGAAGAAGAGGGCGAGTCGGACCACAAGGCCAAGGACGGCGAAGAGGAAACCCTCGAAGAGAAGAAGAAGCGTTACGAGCGTGAAAAGCGCCGCGCCGA